ACCTGTGTAGACGAAGGTTTTGCCTTCAAACTACGCACCGATTCTAAACGTACTATCTCATCGACCAGTTGGTCAGAGAATCGTTCGTCTAAGGATTTACCACGAGGGTTTCTTCCTATGCCGTAAGGCTTTGGAAGCTCCAAGATTTTTTCCACAAGGGAAGAATCAGGAAGACCTCTGGTCAAGTTTGGATACCACCAAGCTTGCGCATCTAGTATTGTGTCCCTAGTTAACTTTCTCCACTTGGGTAACCAAAAGACTCTGTCTTTTGTTACTGTTACCCCAGCGAATTGAGCTAATCTAGGTGAGCTGAAAGATTTCAACTCAGACACGGGGATTTGAAGACGTGATAATACCTTTCGGTACTTATCATGTAAATCATCATTAAGAATGATAACATCATCTCCCAATACAAAGAAAGCGTTATCCCATTTCATATCATTTAATATGAAAAGAACCAACCCATGAGACATAGTGAAAAGTGGAAAAGAAGGACCAAGCCCGAGTGGCTGGCCTTTTTCCCATCTCACTTGTAATTGTTCAAAAGTCCAATTACCTGTCTCTACAATATCTTTAATGAGCTCAAACTGCTGTCTAGAATTTGAATCTTGTCCTAAGACAAGATCCAAAACTTCCACTTGAAAGGACCACGGGAAATTATCCGTAGCCTTTGACATGTCCACGGAATGGACTGTCTGGGAGCTCTGTATAGCGGTCTGGATGTGTACATCAGCTTTACGCTGTGAAAGAGTACAATCCCAAGGTAAGCATTTCAGCTTGTCAAGTAAAGCCACTTTCGTGGGTTCACATGCCCTCTGCAACACCGAGTTCGGTGAAGCAAAGTACCTTGTTTTAAGACCTGGATCATGAGTTACGTGTACATCACCGACGTTAGTCGAGAATTTCGATGTAAACATACTCACCTCTGCACCTATAGAGTGTTCTAGCATATCTCTATGCTTTTTCCACAAAGGAGTTCCATGGATTTTTAGCAAATCTTCTGGAAACTTCTCTGCGTGAGAACGCTTGCCCGGTGGGACTTGTAGAAGAGGAACAGGTTTCTCAGTTTCAACTGAATGAACCATCCTTAATTTCCACAAAGCCTGCCGAATATGTTGTCGGGACAACTCCCGATCCCCTTTTGGGGAAAACACATTTGGTGCACTGATCTCCTTACGGATTTCAGCTATCTCACTAGGAGGTAAAGATTCACGGGTTACTGCACT